CAGGCACAGGCACAGTACCAACCGTCCCCTGAGGTACAAACTCAGAGGGTTTATCATTCTTTGTGGGGATACAGTACTCCCAGACCTTGCGGCACAACACAAGAAAGATAGGCGCAGATACTAGAGCAATCATTCCGTACAGGTAATTCTGTTTATTGCGGATGCGCTCCGTTCGTTCACCAGCAACCCGATATAAAAACTTGTAGGTATCCGTCTCATTACCACACACCTGCCAAATCAAACGAATCTTCCACATCGCACCATATTGCCATTGCGCATACAATTGACCCAACGACCAAATGTTGACGATGAGATTGTACATGATGAAAACCGTCGTGAGAGAAACAATTGTTGGCGTTGGATTTGAATAGATAGTAACCATAAGTAATGCGACGAAATACCAGATATGTTCATAAAAGAAGTTCCGCAAATATTCCAACGTCTCATGTTGCGAGAATAACCAATCCCACCAATCTTCAGTGGGCAGTCTCTGACCATCAACGATTTGCTTGACTAGCCATAGTTTCATTTGGAAAACCTTGTTGAAATCCTCTACGTCAACTTGTGGGACAAACGTACACACACAAGGATCAACCACACAAACTGTACATGTATCAGGATTCACTTCTTCGTCCGATGCACACATGCAGTCTCTCGAAACTCGCTTGCAGCCTTTGCACACTTCAACTGCCTTCATTGTTGCATTGGCTGTAGCGGCTTTAGCCTGTGATTCTCTGTGCTCCTCAGCGACAGAAATGTACCACGCGAGGTAATCATAGATATCATCAAATCGCTTAATAACCTCATATTTAGTACGCATATTGTCCCTCGCAGTCTCAGTCTCAGGCACAGGTATAGATACTTCAAAGTTCCAGATGTTCATGTATTCGCCCTCTGGGGTGCGTGGAATCTTTTTGGAATCTGCCATGAACGTGCACTTCGCAAACTCGGGCTTAACAGTAGGTGTCACAACATAACTCAACCGACGTGCGATAGCAAAAGGGCAGGCGAAATAGGCGTGCAAGTTCAGATCCTTTGTATTGGTAGTGGCTATAACAAGCTCGCTTTTAACGGGCGTCCTACCTTTATCTTCCAAGGCTGCTTGAGGTGGCGTGAATGGAACGGAATTCTTAATCTGCAGCAACTCCATGAGGGTGGGGTCAACTTCCCCATTAGGTGACAAAAATGCAATATCATCAAGCACAATACACCATTGCGTGGAATCAAAACCAGACCAGTACTCATCAGCGGGACATCGTGTATATCGATAGTTATCATCGATTGGTAGACCGAAATATTTCCCGAAATGGTAGAACATGATGTTAGTTAGCATACTTTTGGCAATGTGCGAGGAACCGTGAATCAATATCCCAAATGGATCTTTACGTGGAGATTGGGCAGAGCGCTTTGTTGTCTCTTCGGCCTCAATAAGCTGCAATTCAAATAGAAATTTTTGCAGGACTAATTTCTCCCCTTTGTCCATCCCGACAGCAAATTTTATAATTGCCTTTCCTTTCTCGATAGCATCTTTTAGGTTACTTACGAATTCGAATCGGTTGAAGCCATGTGGTTCTGGATTAGACAAAAATCTGCTCTGCAATTTGAGCTTCTGCACCTGCTGTACCCATTTCTCATAGGAGGACCCGCTGTGGACAAATTTATCCAGTGACCCGGTGGTGAAGTACGAATGACCCGCCTCACAAATGAACAGCACAGCGTCTAGCATAGCATGCAACATATCGAAACCAGGTTTGTGCGTTCTTTTCAATGCTGCCTCTTCAAACGCATCGAAGCCCATACTATGGAAATCAATGTTGGTGCCTTTTAACATACCAGTGCACAAGAGGTACATCCAAAACTTATGGAGTTTTTTATATACTGCCAATTCTTTGATTTTGGGATAGCAATTCAACACACTGCGCAAGGTATCGAAAGGGGAATCATCTTCATCGGCTTGGGGGACAAAATTCAATCGATCCATTATTTCTTCATCCGAAACTGGGATATCTACCGGTGCAAAACAACTTTCAAATAATTGTAGCAACGGACTTACCATATGTATTCGATTTCCTCGCAATTTGCAAAAATTGACAATAGCCACGAGTCGATCTGCCATGCATTTGCTATGGGTCAACATGTACATAAGAATAGCAACATCTTCAATAAGATTTAATTGCTTTTCAAATTCACGTGGTACAGACATGTATGTGCCGAGGAACGATTTCCCGTGTTGTGCACCATTCCACAACCATTCGTTCACTTCCAGTTTAATATGGTGTAATGTCTCCTCAGGGGGAAACTGTAAAGATTGTGGGACAAACTCACAATTCTTGCACATTTTGCGATAAATCACAATCGTGGAGTAATGGGGACATAGCGATATGGTGTCTTCGCACCTTAGACAATATTCATGGATACCCTTTTCAAAAAAAGGCTCATGATGGGATAAGAGAGTTGTACTCTCAGCATTCAAATTCTTATTCATTATATTTAATTTTCTTTCAAGGTCACTCATGCTAGTGCATTTAGATTTCATGGCTGTCATAAAGTTCATAATTGCAATTCAGGGGGGTGGCGTGGGTGTTTAGGTGTTTAGTGTTTATAAAATCAAAATAGTTCATGTCATAACGATGATACATAACTTTACTCAGTGCAACTGGCGTGACCAGACAAACAGTTGCACCCGTTGACTCAATACTTCAATTTCGTATGTATGTGTTCTTAGAGGTAGAAAAGAGGATTACGGACTTACGTTAGCTTGCCGACATAATCTACATAATAGCACAAAACAAACGATTTATTCATTTAGAGGACAACTTTCGAAGTACGGTGGAGGTACCGTACCCTTGAGGTGAGACCAGCGAAGGGGCATTACACTTTAAGTGCAATTCCCCAGCATCTCCCTATAGAGTTCGAGTGTTATATCATTGAAATTCATTCTGAAGTATTCGATTTGGGCTTAAGTTTAAAGGTTTTTGGGAAAAGTTTGGAAGTTTGGCAAAAGTTTAATTTAAGCTTTATAGCACGGGGGCTAGAATTGGGTGTTGGAAACCCAATATCACATCGATAAAAGAGTAAATGTGATTAAATAATTGTAGTTTGGGGACTACAAATTATGGTAAAGTTGGGTGGGTATTGGTAACCCTGGGCCGCGTCGATAAAAGGGTTGACGCGGTAATACGGTAGTGACTTACGTGCCTTGTTACGGATTTGATGTTCACAGTCCGGGGCAAAAGTTGACAGGTGTTGGTAACCTGTAATAGCACATTACGTGCTAAATATAAATGATCGATAAAAGGGTTGATCAAGTAGTTAGAAGCTTACGCTTCGCAATGGGGTTGATTGTATAGTTTCATGCATGTACAGGCGTAAGAAAATAATAATCGTTCAAATGTAAAATGGCTAATTCGAATTCCATCCTAGGTTCTGAATTCCATCCTATACCACAATACTCATGATTGTGATATGAAA